AGCAGCTTGTCGGATATTCCACCGCTGAGTCCATTGGCAACCCAGCCGCAGAAACCGGAGTTTTGCTTGGAGACGTGCTCAGCAAATCTGTCGAAAGAAATCGACAACTGGCAGATTATGCTGACAGGGCAAGAGAAGCAGGATTAGCGTGTGAGGCGCAATATAATTCACTGCGCAATAAAAAAGCCCCGTAATGGGGCTTGTGTTTAATTGGTTTGCTCAGACTCTTCTCGCCGCCTCCACATCTGCTTCAGCTGGAAATAAATATACGCCTCATCGCCATCTTTCGCATTGCGTTCCATTCGCTCGCACCATGCTGATGGTTTTGATGGCTCACTCTGCTGGCAGTGTTGCTGGTTCATCAACAGGTTCCTCGGCCGTAGCTTCAACGATACGCACCAGTGAGCACTCAAGATTCGGTGCATTGTAATTGCCAGCCAAAAACAGCACGCTACCAGTGCTAATCAGCACCTGCTTTGCGTTCGCCTGCGACAGGTTCTGCACGATAAATTGCGCCGTTTCCGTGCCGACTTTCAGCACTGCACTGCCGTCGCTGTTCAGTGATACAAGTTGCGCTGATGTGTCAGCAATGTTGGTATAGTTCGCGTTTCGTTGCGCGATTGTGATGTCGCAGAATGCCATTTATTTAATCTCTCCATTCAGTTCATTAACAATTAACGTTGCATAGCCAGCAATATCCTTCCAGCTATCATCATATGTCTGGTCGCCATTCAGAATGCGCCCAATTTTGTGCTGAATCATGTCGAGCGCCTCGCGTTGGCTTGGCGTCAGATTGTGCCAGCCATCCACTTCTCGCATGACAGTTTTCAGTTCCTGCATGATTTCAGCGCCGTCTTTGAATTTGCCGTATCGATTGCCGCGTTCGGTGATGAGTTGCTCCACCACATCTGCTTCCGGAGCGCCAATGCAATCATTAAGGTCTTGCTCGTCGGCAATTGGCTCGCGGTATGCAATAACTACATCCCCGCAACCCTCAATCACTTCAATGCGACCAGCATAATATTTGCTTAGATAGAAAATCTCACCAGTACTTCCTGACTTAACTACAAGACAAGCCGTGTCATGGCCAGCAAAATCATCCTCATGACCTTTCAGATATTTCCATTTTTTCATTTCATCGTCACCCGGTTATTTTCATCAACATTAAAATTGGCCCGAATCAAATCATACATATCATCCTTTGGCATATCAGCCAGCGCCACATAGCAACGGGCAAAGTAGCGAACATCACGGAGTGTCAGCGGCTGCCGCTTCTCTACAATGCTGGTGATAATGTCCATCGGCTCGCGTCGTGGTCTTGGCATATTTACTACCCCTTTTCGAAATTTATTATTGACGAATCTACGTCACTTAGTCAATACTGTTGGTGTAGAATGATTCTACCACAACGGAAAAGGTGATGTGGAAATGAGCGCAGAAAAAGTAATAACAGAAAGATGTGAGTATTTACGCTCCATGCTTGAAGCTCGCGGAGTGAGCACTGAAGACATTGACCTGTGTCTTACGCATCTCACAAACGCGGTCCTTGAAGGGTATCATCAGGGGCAGGTCGATTGCTCGACTGGGGTGCTGCCTGAACTACTGAGAATGGCAACAACTGGTAAATTTTAAGGAACACACAATGACAACTAATGAACTGTACGAAGAATCGCTAATCCAGCGACTGAATGAAGTTGAGCGCACTCGCGAATGGCTGGAATGTGAACTGCGAGAGGTGCGCAACCGTCTACAACGCAAGCGCAGTCAACAGAAAGACGTTATCGACTGGTCTGGTGATGCGCCTAAATTTAACAATCTTGGGGAGTGGATAAAATGAGCGCACCACATATGACGATGATGAATGACAACGGGTTGCTGGAGTGCCCATTCTGCGGCTGTAATGAGGTTGGTATTGCTGTCGATGAGGATGGGTGGGAGTACATTGAGTGCGGTGATTGCTATTGCCGTACAGACGCATTCCGTAACAGAGAACTAATGACCAAGTCATGGAACACAAGGGGTGGACACCTCTACACCGCCGACGACTTCAATCAGGCAGCAGAGGAGCGTGATTATGGACTATAAGTCACAAATCATGCGCGTGATTATGATGCATCCCGGAGCAACGCGCGCATACATTGAGAAGCATTGCGGCGGTAAGCATTCAAGCACCACAACGCATCGTCTGCATGAAATGCTCGCATTGGGATTCATTCGCCGCGAGAAGTCGGTGATTCGCGGTGGCAAATGGCAGTACAAGTATTTTATCTCTGATGATGCGGCTGGCATTGATGATGCGATTAAGTGCCATTTGTTTGATAACGAAGGCGCGGAGGTAAAAGAAATCAGTTCTGCCACTGGCATTGATTACCGAATCGTGAAAAGCCGCATCCGCATTATGTTTCATAACGGCGATGTAACCAGAAGCTATGACCATCATAAGAAGCTGTGGCGTTATTCATGGCGTGAGCAGGAAGTAAATGTGAGCAACCTGTTCAATTCACTTCTTCGCAATGTAAGAGGTCATCATGGGGAAAGCCAAACGCAAGAAACAAGAGTATGAACTGCTGCCACCATGCGAAATATCAGGTATGCCGCAACAGGAAGATGTAATTCTCACTGAGGCGGAGTGGCGAAAAGTAGCAAGAGTGCAAATCATGTTCCGCAAACTTGCTGAGGACGTACTAAATGAGATGGGCTATTAAGCATAAATCTGGCAGAACTCTGTTTGTTACATCGGATGAGTTTGTTGCAAATAACCGTAGAGAAATGGGCTGGATAGTGGAGAAGGTGGAGATGACACAGGAAGAATTTGAAAAGTGGATTGGAAATCCGTACATGCTTGATAAGAGAGTTAATCCAGCTTTGTATTTAAACAGCAAGAAGCTAAGTGACTGGGAGGAGAAGGAAATTCAAGATTGGGAAAGGAACCCTTACGACCATCCATACACTCGCGGCGCTTACGATATGTTGAAGGAGTTAAACAAATGATTATCCAACTAAACGACATCATGAAAGCAGATATCATTCAGCTTGAAGACTATGACGTGCAACTGGCATTTGAAATTGAAACCGTTGAGCGTCAACTGCAATATGCGGATAAGAAGAATGATCGCGTCTGGCATGAGAAAGCACTTAAGGCGCGCGACCACATGAAACGCACGCGCGCACTCATCAAAACACGACTGGATAAATTGTATTTTGGCGAAGAAAGAATGATTCACGGGGCTATATTGGCGCAAATCCGCAAGGAAATGCCTATTGGCAAGTTTATGTCATACGTGCACCGCGCAAAACAGGAGGCAGGGTTGGTATGATGCGCATGTATCAGTGCTACAGGTGTGGTGAGTCAAAGGATTGGTATAGATTTAATCCTGGTCAAAAATATTGGACCAGAAAGTGTATTCGTTGTGAGCAATCACCAGTTGGTTCAATGCCGATTAGGGAAGATTCATCTCACGTGTTTCATAGTCGAAAGATAATGAGGGTATGCAAATGATTCCATTACTGTGGGTATTGTCAGCCTACGCATTTGCAAGAGTATTTGAGGCTGATACTCTGTACCAGATGATTTGCTATGGCGCTCTGTTCTGCCTTTCAGGTGCTGCGCTCGCATTCATGGATGATGTGATTTCAGACTAACACCGTATATCTTTTGTTCATCATGGGCTGCTATCATTTAATCAGGAGGTAGCCCATGAACATAATCCCTATCACTTACTTTCTCACGCTTTACGCACTCACTGATTCGCCATTGTTTGCACTGGCTGCCGCCTCATGGTGCTATATCTCCCTGTGTTATAATTCGTCCACAAACTAACCGTGGAGCCACGCGATGAATAGACTGCAAGTTAACGTGCTCACCACTATCAATTCCGCGAGCAATATCAGTGAGCAGGTGATTGATGGCGACTTGCACTACGTTATAAAAAATGTCACCCCTCTATGCGACGACATAGTGATGAACGGCGGCCTGTACCCGGCGGAAGAGATACGCAATAGTTACCATGGGCTAAATGGAAACCCTGCCCCCTACAACCACCCAATGGTTGATGGCTCTTTCGTTTCCGCACACAATATTCGGGCGGTAAACCAGTATCATGTTGGCGCATGGATAGAGAATGCCTCTCATGATGGTGGTAAGGTGCTTGTTGACCTGAAGGTAAACAAAGTCATCGCTGAACGCTCAGAGAAAGGTCAGGAGTTGCTTGGTCGCATTGAGGCGCTGATGAAATCAGCTGAAGACGCAGAGCCAATCCATGTGTCCACTGGCTTATTGCTCAATCGCGAAGCTGCGGAAGGCACAAGCAAGGGTAAGAAATACTCATGGATTGCGCGCAATATGGAGTGGGATCATCTCGCTATCCTCCCGCCGGGAGTGCCGGGAGCTGGAACGCCAGAAGATGGTGTAGGAATCTTTGCCACCAATGGCGAGCAAATCGAACGCATCACCGTAAACCTTGAGGATTCAACTGTGCCAGACGAAAGCGCCAACAAGATTAATTATAAATCGTGGCTGCACAAGGCCATTAACTACATCACCAATAAATCAGATCTGTCGTTTGAGAACATCAGCGAGCAGATTCGCCAGATTCTGAAAGCTGAAGTCGGCGAAGATGTCTGGCCTTATATCGTGGCTGTGTACGACGACCGCGTCGGATTTGAAATCAAAGGCCAGATTTTCCAGCAGTTCTACATCGTTGAAGATGATGTGGTAAAATTGGTCGGTGAGCGGGTCAAGGCTGTTTATAAGACTGAACTTGAGCCGGTAAAATCAACTGAAGGGGAAATCTCAATGACGAACGAGGAATTACAGGCGGTACTCGCTGAAGCCCTCAAGCCGGTTCAGGAATCGTTGACAGCTGTCAACCAGAAGCTGACCGACATCGAAGCTGAAAACGTTAAGCTGAAAGAGCAATTGCAGGCGAATACCGAGCAGGAAGAAACCGCGATGCGTGCTGCTATCATCGCTGAACTGAAACTGCCGGAATCCGCTGTGAATGCGCTGAAAGGCGAAGCACTGCGTGAAACCTATGCGCTGACCAGCAAGCCTGCCGCGCTGAAAGGTGGCTTCCAGCCGAACCACGCTGATGACGATTTTAATATGGAGGCACCTGAATAATGGCTACTATCCGTTATGGCACCATCATTGGTGGACCAGCTCGCAAGAACGACCCGCAGATTCGTGAAGGCATTATGAATGTCGCATTGCAGCCGGGAGCACTGGTTGATTTTGATACTTCCACTGGCAAAATCATCGCACACGCTACCGCTGGCGGTCAGGGTTTCCCTTACGTGCTTCAGCATAACTATATCGGCGGCGGTGATGTATCTGAAGCTGTTCCGGCTAATGCTACTGGCATGGCTGTACAGTGCGAATTTGGCGTCACCTACCATGCACTGGTTGCGCAGGGTTCAGTGCTGAAGAAAGGCACACCTCTGTCCAGTAATGGCTCTGGCGCGCTGAAAGTTGCCGTTAACAAGGATAACATCCTGTTCTACTCCGAAGAAACTTATACCGTTGCCTCTGACGGCGCCGAGCTGGTTGCAGTTCGTCGTGCGGGCAATGCTTCCATGCCTGCTGGAGAGTAATAATGGAAAAGATTATTTTTACCAAAGACCTGGTAGCCAACTCCGCAGTAGTGGCTGACCAGTGGAAACATCTGACCATCGACCGCAAGGTGTTCTGCAACGCAGAAGCTGAACTGGCGAAAACTTACGGTGTTAACGCCACCGCACTGGTAACGAAAGATTACTGGCGCGACGTGGATAACGTCACCACCCGCGTTTTCCGCAACGAAGCTGGTCAGGACATGATGGCCGACCTGATGGGTATCGCGGCAAACATCAACATTGGTAAGACCGTGGCAATCAGCCGCATTGCTTCCGATGCTGGCAAGGTCGTCCGCACCCTGTCAGGTCAGGAGCCGGAAGACTTGGATAAAACTCGCTACGATTACACTGGCGATGTGATTCCAATCTTCAAGACTGGCTACAGCCGCGAATGGCGCGAACTGCTGGGTATGCAGTCTGAAGGTTTTGACCCGCTACTGGACGATCAGGCTAACGTTACCTTTAACCTGCGCTCTGATATGGCCCAGTACCTGCTGACTGGCGACCAGACTCTGAACGTTAACGGCGTTTACACTGGCTACGGTATCACCAACCATCCGAACACTGTTCAGGTTGACCTGAACGTTTCCGGTGGCGGCCTGAATATCGACCTGCAAACCGCAACGCCAGACCAAATCGTGACCTTCTTCAATCAGGATTTCCAGGCTATTCTGGATGCGCAGAACGTATTTGAGCAGGTGACTCTGTGGGTTTCCCCGGCAGTGCGCCGTAGCTTCATGCGTCCGTATTCTAATGCGGCTGGCTTCAAAGGCGGCACGGTTGAGCAGTACATCACGCAGTTCGGTAACGGTCGCATCGGCAAGATTGGCACCAACTTCCTGCTGACTGGCAACCATTTCGTTGGCTACGTTCGCAACGATATGTACATCCGTCCGCGCGTTGCTCAGCCTGTCTCCACCTATGCTGCTGCCCGTACCAACCCGCACGATAACTTTAACTTCCTCGTGTGGTCAGCTATGGGCCTCCAGATTCGTAAGGATGCCGCTGGCAAATCCAGAGTATTCAACGGCTACGGCACGCAAACTCCGGTGTAATAAAAAGGGGCTTCGGCCCCTTTATGAATTGAGGTGAATAATGGCTAAATACGAAGTCATCGCACGCGGAATCTTTGTTAAAGAGAAAGGCAAGATTCGTGAATTGCAGCTTGGCGAGGTGATTACCGAACCAGGCGAGCATCTGCTACCAAAGCTGCGCATTATGCCAGAACTGGAAAAGTCTTTCGAAGTCGCAACTCCGCAACAAAAGACGACAAAGAAAAAGAAAGCAGAGTAAACAAAACCCGCATAATGCGGGTTTTTTATTGCTACAGACGCATCGGCATAACAACAATCTTCGCAGTCTCGCCAGATGGCGCACTAAGGCAGCCAACTGCGGCATCTGTGTTTCCATTTAGTTCAAATTTAACGCCACAGAATCTTGGGTTAAACAGCTTTGCCACCTTCTCAATATCAACAAGGTAGCCAGCATTGAAACCAATTTCCTCCGTTGGCAAAGTCCGCTTCGGTATAACACGATCAATATCAGGGAATCGACCATCAATCTCTTCGCAGATACCAGAACCAACTATTACGCCATCTTCATCATGATACGTTGCAATTTTCGACTTTGTATCAATGATGGCGTAGTCATAGCGTTTTGTCGGAGACTTGCCAATCTTGATAATCACATTTTCTGTCAGCGTATTGTCATGGCTGCCGCCAATAAATGCACGATGACCGTCAGTTGATGCAATACGACCATCAGGCATGAAGCAGATTCCGTTCAGGTAGTAACGAACATCATTGCGAGCCTGAAATATTAATGCTGACTCAAGTAATAGTTTGCTTATTTTTAGTTTCATCACTTCACCTTAATCATGTGCTGTTTTGCAACCTTCAGGCATTCTTCAAAAATGCCTCCCTTCTTTGCGCTCTGATTGCGCTTGTAATACTGAATTGCCGCGTCAATTGCCATCTGGTCGATTTCAGGTAACTTGGTGCGAAGTTGCTTGACGAGAAAATCATAAACGTTCACTTTTTACTCCGTGATTCTCGTGATACCCAGTTGAAGTTTCAGCTTTTTCTCTAGCGGATATTGCATCTTCTTTATTGGCAAAAAAACCAATATGCATCTTTGATACATAAGCCCTCCATAACCCACTCTTCCTGTCAAAGCTAACACCAGTTCTTCCTGATTTGTTATTTTTCTGCCTGCTAAGATTTCTATGGTTCTCTATATGGCTCACCAGCCTTAAGTTTTCAATGCGGTTATCATCACGAATATGGTTAATGTGATCAATTTGCATCCCGTCAGGGATTGGTCCATTAAACATCTCCCATATGATTCTGTGAGCCAAGAATTTTTTGTAATCAACGCATATGATTACATATCCTGTATTTGCAATTGTCCCAGCTAAAGAGCCACTTAGCATTTTTCTTTTTTGGTGCTTCCACCTAAGCACCCCATTATCATAATGAAAAATATCACCCCAATTTATTTTAGTTGTGCTCATCACATCTTCTCCAGAATTGCCATAACCTCGTGAATATCAGCAACAGGAATCTGGATAAATTCCTCATCCTCTGCCACCACATGACCAGCAGGTAGAATTACATGGTCTGCTTGCTTCAACAGCTCAATCAGGCGGTCTACTGGCTTAATCTTTTTCGACTTCAGCACTTTGGCTGTGACCTTGTCTTTGCCTTGTGCTTTGGCCTCTTCGACTGCCTCGTTGATAACTTTAACCGCGTCATCGCCATGCTCGCGCGTTACTGCTACGGCATTTGCATAGCTGATTTGCCCTGCATTAATTCGCGCTTTTACTTCCGCTGGCACATCACCAAGCGACAGGTGCATTTGCACGTCAGATACTGAGCGGCCTACCTTCTTGGCAATTTCTTCATTCGTCCAGCCAAAACCTTTCAGTCGCGTGTAAGCCTTTGCACGTTCAAATGGGTCGAGCTGCTTGCCCTGGCTGGATGACACCATGAAGGCGATTTTGTCCGCCTCGTCGCCAGTAAAATCCTTACACTCAATGCGAACGATTGGTGCGCCGCGCTCAATGGCTCGCAGTGCGCCGAGATAGCGATGCTGACCATCAAGAATGCGGATTCCCTTCTCGTCTGGAATAACTGTTAATGCTGGTAATGGTTGACCTGACTCCCAGCACTGCGCGAAATATTCCACATGCTGCTCATCTGCTTCGCGGATGTTGTATCCCGGCTCCAGATAGATTTGCTCAACTGGCACGAGATATGTTTTGTTAACAGCGATGCCGTTGCGCGTTTCTTTGTCTGAATAGATTTTGCTTAGTGTTTTCATATCATTCACCACTTTCTTCCAATAATTGCTCGTAATATGCAATGTACTCATTAGCCAGATAGTACAGGCGCTCAGCAGACTTGCGTTCTGCATTGCTTAATTCATCAATAGACTCAATATTGCCAATTGCATCAACACAATCATTGAAGTCTTGCTCCGTGTTACGGAATCTACAGTAGGACATGTTTGCCATAATTACTCCTCATCACCCTGAAAAATGCCACCAAACTCTTCAACCAGCTCATCAATACATTCGTCCGCCTCAGCGCAATTTCCAGCCGCACTCAGCAGAATATCAACAGCCTCATCATCAGGAATGTTGATTGCCGAGAAGAATTCAACAATGCACATTTTTACAACCTGATATTCACCTTCAGTTTGGCAGGATGCGAAACTGCAAGCGACAGCGTCAATCAGCTTGGCCTTATCATCGCTTGGATTATCAATATCAAACATTCCATCACCTCTAACATTTATTGTTGTTTCTACGTCACCAACTATAAACGCCTCATCAATCTACGTCAACAGGAATATGCTAAAATCATGCTAATCAAACAACAGGAGATTTAAACATGGGTTCAACAAACGGTCCCTCTCGTTCGCGCGCTACTGGCAATACCAAAACTGGCGGCAAAACTGGCGCAGTGAAGCCAAACGGCTCCACCCGTTCACCATCACGCGGTAAGAAATAATGTTCGGCGCAGACATTGCTATCATGATCATGTATGTGTTGGGTTTCGCCTGCACTGGCATGGTGGCGTTTCTGGTGTTCATTCCGGCTATGCTGATGTCTGTGTATATCGGATGGGTGATTGTCGATTCTTTTCCCGCTGAGTATATGTATTACCTGGCGCAGTCTATGGTGTGGCTGATTCCTGCATTCGTCATGCGCAAAAGCGTGAAGCTGGCTCTGTGCTCGCTGACCATGTGCATTTATGAGTGGCTTGTTGCCGTTGAGTCATTCATCTGGCAGTTCATTACACCTGTAGAAACTCCGCTACACTCTCAGTACGCATTTATTATTATCGGCATTCACCTGTTTATTCTTTCCACCACTGCTAAATGGGGCGGAGAAATTGGATATACTACTTGGCGTAATCGCCATCGGATTTTCGCTTCTTCAGATTTATAAGTGCTGGAAATACATCATCAACGAGGCCCGTAATGAGCGGAACATTAAGACAAGTGGCAGAGCAGATAATCAACGGGACGACAGGGCAGATCATTGATAAGGCTGGTTACACGTCAATTGGCACTGGACTTGGCCTGAAGGTCGCTGAGCAAGCACCTACTGCGCAATCGTATATTGAATCAATGATTCCGCATACGATTACTGAGTGGGCTGCTTATGCGTCCATTCTTGGTGCGCTGTCACTGGTAGCGAAAAACATTTTCGAAATAGTGTGGAAAATTCGGGAGGCCAGACGAAATGGCGGCACCAACACCTGAAGAACTCGTGGCGGCGATGGCTGCACGAGGAATCACAATTACCACTGCTGACGCATCCGGCATCCTGTGCCTTGTCGCTGGCATCGTAGATTGCCTTGAACTGAATTACCCTGGCGATACCTGCAAACAGGATGCGATTCTGCTGTGGGCCTCAATTCTGATTGCGGCAAATACGGCTGGGCGATACGTCACCAGTCAACATGCCCCATCAGGCGCTTCTCAGTCATTCGCATACGGTAGCAAGCCGTGGCTGGCACTGTATAATCAAATGAAGCTGCTGGACTCTGCCGGATGTACTGATGATTTAGTGGAAGACCCTGACGGAGTTGCAAAGCCTTGGTTTAGGGTTGTGCGTGGGAGTAAGTGCAAATGACTTCGCTGGCTAACTGGAGCTATACGCAGCCATGCACCATCTGGCACAAAAGCGGCACTGACAAGTACGGCAAGCCAACTTTTGACGCACCAGTGAGCATCATGTGCGATTATGGCTTTAACGATGATGTATCGACCGATGCGAAAGGCAATGAGATTGTGCAGAAGAATACTTTCTGGACTGAGTATGTTGGTGCTAAGACTGGCGACTACATCATGATTGGCACGGTGACAGAAGCTGACCCGCTGGTGGCTGGCGCAAATCAGATTCTGAATGTGATTAACTATGGCTCAACTTTCAACAGGGCAGAGCCGCCTGACTTTGCACTGGTGACATAATGCCAGCGAAATTAAGAGGCATTCAGGAGGCGATTCGGAAAACTGAGCAGATAGTCGGCACTATCACGGCAGAAAAAGCGGTGAGGGCAATCAAGTCAGCGACATATATCATCCGCACCGAATCAGCCACGTTGACGCCGATTGATACGTCAACGCTGATTAACAGCCAGTTTGATACTGTGGAAGTTAGCGGAACGCGGATCACTGGCAAGGTTGGCTACTCTGCAAAATATGCGCTTTACGTTCATAACGCCAGTGGCAAACTCACAGGTAAACCACGCAGCAACGGAAATGGTACATACTGGTCGCCTAATGCTGAACCTAGATTCTTAACAAAGGCTGCCGATAAAACTCGCAGCCTCGTTGATTCAGTGATAAAAAAAGAAATGAAGATTTAGCCGTGGTTTGCGAACTCCAAAAACAGTTCATCTACTTTTTTGCAATAGGCTTTATGGGCGGCTTCTTTGTCTGAAAACCTACCAAGATGATAGCTTTTCCCATGCATCTTTACCGTGGCTCTCCATTTTCCCGTGTACTTGCAAAAATGAACTCCTTTATATCCAGACGTGTTTGATTTAGATATCTTTGTGTTCCTTGCGTTCTCGCAGTCACTGGCCTCCCTCAGGTTTGAAATTCTATTGTCATCACGAATATTGTTTATGTGATCAATTTCATGCTCAGGGACATATCCATAATGGATAAACCAAGCCACTCGGTGCGCCCTTAATCTTTTCTTCCCAAGTGTTATGTATCCTGCGTCGTTGTGATAATTTGCAATATCACCTTTTGATATTTTCCCGCAACTTACAGCCCAGGTGAACAATCCGGTAATCGGGTCGTATTTAACTCTTGACGCGATTGCTATGTAATCCCGCTCTGAAATCATTTACTCACTCCAAAAGGGAAACGCCCCTGTCAGGTGGAACATGGTTGCAACAAACCATACTGACAAGGGCGTTAAATTCATTGTTGCCTGTGTGTCGTTTCGGGTTCCACGCCTACGTGACATAGGTAGTGTATGATATGTGCATCGATATTGCAATATTGGGGTTTAATATGAATATGCTTGAACTGGTTGACGCGTATCTTCAGGATGCCGGATTATATGACGGCTGGACTTCGCAGTTGCAGTTCTGGAATGACACCGGAGACGGCAATGAGCAATTTATTGTCCTGCAATCCAACGGCGGCACGCAGGTGATGGATGGCCTCGGCGGTGACTTCTATTTTTCGCTGTATGTTGTCGGCAAGCAAGGGCAATATAACCTTCAGGATGTTGACGCTAAAGCCAATGAGATTATCGAATACATCAAGACGCATCCGATTGATTCATGCGTTAACTACATCCAGTTGCAGGCTCCGCTCGGTAGGCCAATGCTGACGGAAGAGAAAAGACCAGTGCATGAGTTGCTTTTGCGTGTTGTGAAATAAATAAAGCCGCATGAAGCGGCCTTATTACTGGTTTAAGCATTGCCAGCGTGCTTCCTCAATATCCAGCCCCGTAACCCATACATACCCCTATATATGCTTGCGATAATGCTGGATGTTAAGTGTTGTGGTTGCCTGTGTTGCTTGCCACTTCCGTTATTCCAACTACGGACGCTATTTACACAGGCGAACTATTAAGAACCAAAACGGCAAGAGCACTCATTGCATCGACCAAACAGAATCGTCTTTTCGATTATGACTCTACTTTGACGGTTGCTCTGCTGCGCTAACCCAATGCTCTTGCCTGTTGTGTGCCGGTTACGCGTCCGGCGCCTCTCGGCCGCTAATTGCAATTGAAGGATTGGCTGTAATTAAATGAAATCAGGGAACCAATCTCTGTTAAATCCAAATCTACACCACAAAATAATCACTGTCAACACCTGTGATATAATCACCACGTTAGCAGCTAACACAATTCGGAGATCGAAATGGCTATTTGTGCAAATGATAAAGGCGTTCTGGTCGGTCGCATGACCCGACTGTTCCTTGCTGAAGGGTGCGGTGACGCAGTTCCGGATGCAGAAGACTGGAAATATTTAGGCTCAACCACCAGTAAAGGCGTGGACTACTCGCCGCAGACTACCACGTCGGAAGCGGATACCGCTGGCGGTTTTGTTTCCACTCTCGTTACCAGCTCTGATATGACCATCAGTGCAGAAGTGGAAATCCGCAAGAATGACCCAAGTGATGAGTTTGGCTTCCATCGTCTTGTTGAGATTTACGCCACTGAACTGAAAGCGCGTCGCCAGCCTTCCTTGTGGGTGCGTCAGGTGACTGGTGCAACTATCGTTACCGCGTACTGCAACATCACCAGCATCAGCTACGAAGGTGGCACGAACGACATCGTGACTGGCAGCCTTGAGTTCAAGGTCTACGATTCTGATAGCGTTACCGTCGAAAGCCTTGAGCCTCTGAAATTCACCACTGACCTGCAATCAACTGGCAGCACTGGCAGTCCGTTAACTGTTGTTGTTGAGGGTGGCGTCTCTCCTTACACTTACGTGTGGCGCAAAGATGGCGCGGTAGTAGGTGGCAAATCTGGCGCAACACTAGCAAGCCCTACTGCTGGTGTGTATACCGTCACGGTGACTGATTCGTCTACTGACCCTGAAATTATTATCAGCACGGCTTGCACTGTGTCCTGATAAATAAAAAAGCCCCGATAGGGGCTTTGTTTTATTCTTGTGGTGGCTCTGGTGGATTGGCCCAGTGGGTAGCTGGAATGCCGTGACAGCGGTCTAATTCACTAACAAAAATCTTACTGCCAATGTTGTCGATAACTTTACATACCGCAGTTCTAACGACACCACGAAATGCTGTGATAACCATCTCGCCTTCTTCAGGCATCCTATCACTACACTTAATCCACTGGCTCATATCACCTTATCCTCATCAAAAATCACGCCAATCACACGAAGCAAATCTTTCGCCATGCTTTCCGCTTCTTCATAGTCGTAACCTGCATCAACATACAGTTCAGTGTAGAAAATCAGGTCAGCTTTCGTTTGTTCGTTCATTTCTTGTCGCCACTGTTAACTAATGCCCAGACAAGTGCTGCAACCCATCCAATAAAGCTCCATCCTACAAGAATATTCAGCACACAGATTGCTGTCGTGTTTGTATGCTTCCTTTGCAATGCCACAAATGACGGGAAAAGATAAACAAATATCACTAACCCGGCGAAAAACAACAAAATAACAACATCCATAACTCACCTCATTCATCACTCGTTTCGATGACTTGGATCTACATCACCACCTCGCAGGTGTCAACACCACTGAGATGATATAATCAACATCAGTCTCGTTCATGTGTAAATCTCACAAGAAAGCCATTATCAAAATAATTATAAACGCTATAAATAAAAGAATTCCTTCATCATTGTTCTGAGTGGGTATTTCACCATAACAATAAACCCACGAACCAATGCCTACGCCATCATTACGAAGGCTATCAGGCATGGCTACGTGAGGTAGACTTACAGTCCACCTCCATGCCACGCCATCAACATCAATGACCACCTGACATGGCGATGATATCTTGCACCCTTCAATGAAGTATCCGGCCTTTTCCCATTTTCGGTTTTCAATTTTCATACACAAAACCCTAAATCACCTTATGTTTTCAATCTACATCAGTCCTGCACTCCCTGTCAATGATATAATCAACATCAGTCAAATTCAGGATGCAAAACATGAGCAATCGCACGCCACTAACAGAAATCGGGGAGATGCGCATCTCGCTTTCTGACAGGAGTTTTTTCTTCAAGCCATCATTCCGCGCCATGAATGAAATTGGCACGCCAAAGGAAATCGTCGAGGTATACGCTAAGCTCAATGGCATTGATTATGTTGCGCCATTGCATCACGTCGAATACCTGCCATTTGGCGCGCAGATGCAGGTCATGAAGGCTATCAGTAAGCCTGTGTATGGTCGCCATGTACTGAGCGCTGCCTATATCGTCATGCAGTCGTGCTGTGAAGATGATGTTTCAGTGCTGATTGGTGGATGGAATCCAACACCGCGCGGTGTGCGATATGTTCCCGGCATCATGCCAGTGAGCGACATTATTATTATTGCTCGCAACCTGATGCAGCATGGCATCATTGGCAAGTCGCCACTAAAAGTGCCTGAGCGTCTGGAAGAACATGGCAAGAAAACCACAAACGAGTTTCATGCGTCGCAATACATCATCTCAGCACGCACGCATTTTGATATGGCACGCGATGAGGCTGAAAACCTGTCAATGACAGAGTTTCAGATGATGATTAAGAATAAATATCCAGAGCCGAAAGGGTTAACGAAAGAAGAGCGCGCGGCAGAGTACGATCAGGCTAAAGCAGACCGTGAGCGCATGAAGGCACTGGCTGAACGCAAAGCGAAAAAAGCGAGGAATACATAATGGCTGCAACATCTACCGGAAGTTTAGTTTATGAGGTTGGTATCGATTTAACCGGCCTTCAGGCTGGACTGAGGCAAGTTAACGATTCCCTGAATGGATTAAATCGCACAGTTGATATCAACACTCGACATATTGGGAGTCTTGAGCGTCAGGCAGCGGCGACAAGCACGGCCATGTCACGCCTTTCGGGTGTGGCCAAATCATTAATGGCCGCTCTTTCTGTACAGCAGGTGGCATCTTACTCTGATGCGTGGACAGAACTAAACAACAAAGTATCAAACTCAATTCGCGTTGGCGAGACGCAAGCGGAGGTAATGCAGCGAATCTTTGATGTAAGTCAGGCAACGCAATCCAGCCTGAATGGTACGGCTGTACTTTATTCTCGACTTGAGCGCGGCACTCGCGAGTACAATACAAGCGCCGAAGATCTGGTTAGACTCACGACAATAATTAATCAGGGATTTGCAGTGTCAGGGGCGACAGCACAGGAAGCTGAAAACGCCATCATTCAGTTATCGCAGGGTATTGCGGCTGGCGTTTTGCGTGGTGAAGAATTTAACTCCGTATCAGAGCAGGGCAGTCGCCTGATGATTGCGCTAGCTGACTCGCTTGGAGTTGGCATTGGGCAACTCCGCAAGATGGCCGCGGAAGGTAAGCTGACAACAGATGTTGTTGTTAAAGGTCTGCTGTCTCAGGGTGATGCAATCGGCAAGGAGTTTGAAAAAACAACTGTATCAATTGCCAAGGGGTTGCAGGTAGCCGGAAACAACATAACTAAATTCTTCGGAGAAAGCTCAACGGTTAAATCATTCTCCGTTGCATTCAGAGACTCTGTTATTTCCGTCAGTGAAAACATTGATCAACTAGGAAATATTCTTGCTGTGGTGGCCGCGGTCGTTGGTAGCCGATATGTTGGCGCAATGACAATGGCAGCAGCAGCTACAGCCAAGCAGGTATTGGCTAACCGTCAGTTAGTAATTGCTGAACGAGACTCAACAGCAACAGCAGCATTGCAGGCGCAGGGGCAACTTCGTGCAGCAGAAGCTGCGAAGATTCGCGCCCTTGAAGAAGTCCGACTGGCACAAATGATGAAGTCCACAGCTATTAGCGCAACGCAGGCAGCAGCAGCAGAGGCAGCGTTATCTGCCGCGAGAACGAATGCGGCAACAGCAGCAGGACGTTATAACGCAGCGCTTGAGGCAAACGCAGCGGCGCAAAACACAGCGGCGGCGGCGGCATCTAGAGCGTCTATAGCCACTGGCATTATGCGCGGCGCACTTGGGCTTGTCGGCGGTCCGGTTGGCGCTGCAATGCTTGCTGGCGCAGCAATTTACTACTTCTGGCAGCAGGCTGAAAAAGCAAAAACGGAAGCAAGAGAGCTTGCTGATGGTGTTGAAAACCTAACCTCAAACATGAAATCCATGAGTCGGGTTCAACTATCAGCAGAAATAGCAAAGTTGCGCGGCACTATCCCACAACTAACTGAAGATGTTGCAGACGCTCAGGATGCATTTAACAAGGCGACAGGTAGAGTTAAAAGCTATCAGCGTGAAATAGATAACTGGGGTAAGTCAACAAAACGAGGTCGGCAAGCGGCGCAAGCTATGCAAGGTGCGCTTGATGATCAGGCTGTTGCGGTTGCAAATCTTGAGAGCGCAAAAAACAGGCTATCTCGCGTACAAAGTACAATCGGCATCGCTCAGGCACAGGTTAACGGACAATTTAAGCAGGGTATCGACCTGCTAAAAAGGCATGGAGAAGAAACTGGCGTTGTTGCTGGCATGATGAATCAGTTAGGCAATTCCTTAAATTTTGCTGCCAAGGCTCAACAAAATTTCAACTCCTCTTCCCTTGTTATTCAGCGTCCTGCAAAAGTTCAGGAATATCTGGATAAACTTAGCGAGCAGGTAGAGCTGGAAGGTGAACTTGACGAGCGTAAAAGAGCACAGCTACGCGCAGAGAAAGAAATACGCGCATTGGGTGGAAGTGATGCAGACGTGCGAATGGCAAGGGAGCGCGCTGGCGCTGAGTACGATTTGATTAAAGCGCAGCAGGACAGGAGAAAGGAGGAATCGGCGTCACAGTCAGCAGCGAAAAAGGCAGCGAGTCAGCAAGAATCAATTGCGCAAAAGCTGGAAAACTTGAGAGAGAAAGCGGAACTTGCTGCTGCTTCAACTGCGGAATTATCTAGAGAACAAACAATTCTGACAGCGCAACAATCACTAGGCAAGGCAGCTACAGAAGATCAAATCAGGCTGGCTGGAGAATATGCAGCCCGCGCATATGATGCAGCAAAAGCACTTAAAGACCAACAAAAGGCAGAGAAAGAAAAGCAAGAAACTGAGCAAGCATATCAAAATCTTCGCGGTCAGGCTTCACCAACATTTCAGGTAGAAGATCAGTTTCAGAAGCAAATGCAGTCTCTGGATGCTTATGCCAAACTTTACCCACAGAAGATAGCAGAGATTGAGCAAACTCGCGCAGCAATCGAGGCTCAATACCGCCAGCAGCGAATGGACGCCATGTGGGCTGAGTGGCAGCAACAAAGCCTCGGCGCGCAACTGTTCGGCACCGCTCTTGATTCGGCAATGAGCACGGCATCAAACAGCATAACCGGATTATTGACAGGCACAATGAGCGTTCAGGATGCCATGCGCAGTCTCGGCTCTACGGTGCTCAACTCTCTGGTAAATAGTTTCGTCGAAATGGGTGTGCAGTGGGTTAAATCTGCTGTTATGGGGCAGACTGCGCAGGTTGCGGCAACAGCAACCACAACGGCGGCGCAAACGGCAGGGCTGGCAACCACAACAGCAGCATCCACTGCGGCGGCAGCCACCACCACGGCGGCATGGACTCCAGCGGCAATCGTGGCATCAATCGGCTCATTCGGCGGTGCAGCTGCAATTGGTGTAGGTGCCGTTCTCGGAGCACTGGCGATGGGCATTGCTGGCAAGCGTAAAAATGGTGGCCCTGTTAGTGCCGGAAGTATGTACGAAGTGGGCGAGGGAAACGCACCAGAAATATTCCAGGCGAGCACAGGCAGGCAATACATGATACCTGGCAACTCAGGAAAGGTTATCAGCAATAAGGATATTTCCGGTGGAGGTGGCGGAGTTGTGGTCTATAATAATCTTTACAATAACTCAAGCAATGCTAGCGCAACAAGCAGAGCCACTGATAACGGTGATGGTTCGATAACTATTGAGACATTTATATCAGATATGAATGAAGGCGGACCGATGAGCCAATCTATCTCAAGAAACTTTAATACCAACAGGAGAGCAACAGAGTAAAAAGAAGCCCCGCTATTGCGGGGTTAGCTTTTCTATCTCCATCATCAACCTTGGTGTTTTTATTACCCATTCCGTACACCCATCAAACCCAGAAAATCCAGCTATCTGGAATTCATTGTGAAATCTTGATTCTATGCTTGCGGCAGTCATGCCATTTGTTTTTATTATCTTGATGATATCGAATTGAAATGGCGTATCTCTGGTTAATTTCCTTATCCTCTCTGCTTTACTATGAGTTACACCAATCTTTACCGCCCCAGCTGATACGGAAACAAGAAAGTAAACATATGCCGTTTTGTTTGTCCTCTTAAACCCATAATCAGCGCATTCAGGGCATCCCTTTCCAGACATATGATCGGAAGTGAATTGCAAAAATTCCCCATGCTTACGGCATATTATTTTAACCTTAACCCTAGAATTAACGAATGAATCAGCATCATATTGATAAGCGAACGAGTGAACTATATTTGATTTTCTCACAAAAATATCAAACGTTAACTTCCTGTTCTTGCTGCATGATGGACATCCTGCCCCTGCCATATGATGACTTCTTCTTTGAGTGAATACGCCATGTTCTCTGCATATTATCTTGATAATTTCTGAAGATACCTCACCTTCAACCAGGGAATAATCATATTTACATTCATGAATTTCATTAAACCTCTCAATCAGAGAGTGCAGTTTGATTTTTCTTGATTCACGCCCACACAACCTGCACCCTCCAACTAAATGAGCATCAGGCCTTTGTCTAAACTCCCCATGCTCCCTGCAAATTATTGTTAATTTTGTTTTAGCGTCAAAATAAACAGATTTTGAGTAATCATATTTGTCACCGTGCATAAGTCTTGCACGACGGATGAATTCTTCAGTAGTTAATCGCTTACTCATATTGAATCCTTGGTTAAAGGTGGTTTGAAGTGATGCAGCAGGCGATAACCAATCGCTTTTCATCTGGCCGGACTAGCTGCACTTATGATTGTACCATCAGCGTGCTAAAATACAACAACACAAGATGGAGACTATCATGGCCATAATACCCTATCCAAGCTGGTTGCCTTTAGCTCAGAGGGCCAGCAAGAATTTGACATTTCAAACCCCATTCAGACAGGATGTTCCTGCTGTTGGCGCGCCTATTTTTCAAAAATTAACGACTGATATAAGTTCGCAGTGGTCACTGACGTGGAAGTTTACGCTGGCGGAAGAGCGCGCATTTATCCAGTGGCTGCGTAGCTCACGCTACCTGAATAAGTGTAACAACTGGTTCACCATGATGATTGACCTCGGCGGTAGCGGATTGCAGGAGCAGACGCTGCACTTTACCGATTATCCTGTGCAGACCAGTATTGATGGCGGCGTGGTTACGTGGACTGGCAATGTTATCGCCAAGAAACTCAATAACACTATGGATGAGTTCGATGATGTTCTGGTTGAACTGGATTACAGATGGTTCGGATGGCTCGATGAAGTCGTTAACCGTGACCTGCCGGAGTACCCATAATGCCATCATTACGCGATTATAAAGCAAAGCGCCCAAACTGGGCGCTATTCGACACGATAACGTTTTATCACTCGTCATTTGGTTATGTGCGGCTTGTGGCTAACGTACTGGATGAAATGGTGCTTGGCGGTGAGACTTATCTGCCAGTGCGCATGGACATCACGCAGTCTCAGCAGTCGAACACTCCAGCTATTAACGCAACCGTCAAGTTTGCGCGTCTGGCTAATGACTTCAAGCAATATCTGAAGTTTTGGACTGGTTCAGGTCGTATAGAACCAATCACCGCGCTATATCAGCGATTTGAAGAAACTGACACCAATACACCATTAAAACCATATCGCCTGTATGTCAGTGATGTGGCTATGGATGGTTCTGATGTTACCGTTACGCTGTCAATCAAAAACCCAATCAAAGGAAACGTGGCAAAACTTTATGACATCGCTCAATTCCCCGGTCTGCGTAATGTCTGATGAAGAATTTGCGCAACTCATGTTTGGCAAGCCATACAAAGACAGATGTTGCCATGTTGATGCTGTTGATTGCTGGGGGCTGGTGGTGCTTTATTACCGCCTGTGCCGTGGCATCAATATTCATCATGACGACAGCTACGATAAAGGCGGCGCTTTTGTTACCTGTTTCGATAGCGAGGTGACATTCTGGCAGGATACGCAATCGCCATCAACAGGAGATGTTGTAGTGGCATATCGCGGCAACGTCCCTGTGCACATCGCCATGATATGGGGCCATGATAGAATACTTCATGCGCGAGAGAAAACTGCAGTCAGATTTGACCGGCTGCGAACACTCGAAAAAATATCAACAAAATTAAGGTTTCTCACCTATGCCAGTAATTCATGTTCAGAAGATGCCAGGCACGCCGAAAGAAACGGGGATTGTGCCAGCGGGGACAAACCTGTGGAAGTGGCTGAATAAATCAAACCTACCAGCCAGCATTTCAGTTGCGGTAAATGGCAGAGTGCTTGATGAAGATGATGAGCTTTCATTCTGTCTGCGCGATGGCGACGTGGTCAACGTTTATTGCCAGCCGTCCGGCGCAATTGGCGACCTTATCGGTGCGATACTGAAACCAGTAACGAAGATTTTCTCATTCCTTACGCCGAAAGTATCCACACCAAAAACTGATACCAGCTCAAAAACATCACCGAATACCAGCCTAAAGGCGCAAACCAACATTGCGCGCAACGGCGAGGCGCGTCCTGATAACTTCGGGCAGATTCGCGCATTCCCTGATTTGCTTCAGGAATCATTATTTGAATACATCAACAATATTAAATATGTCACAGAGTTCATGAATTTTGGCCTCGGTAAATATGATGTATCATCCGTGCGTTATTCTGAGTCAAACCTCGGTTCACTGGCTGGCGCTAGCTATACAATTTATCAGCCGGGAGAAGTTATTCCTGTTGTGTATGAACCTTACGCATTTGATGATGTTGACGGTCAGGAACTGTACGGGCCAAACGAACTTAACACCAACCCTCCGCCAGTGGTCATTGAAACTGCAACAACAACCACGGTCACAGAAACGGAATTTGCTGGAGGCCAGATAGCTGTCAAGATACCGAAGGATTCAGAATTCGATTACTTCGTTGACCTAACCATGCCGCATGATGTGGTATTTAAGCTGAATATCACTTACGCACAAGGAGGCGGTGCATCTGTAACCGAAAACATCACGCTATCAGGAAGGCTTATCTCCGCTACCGAAACTGATGATGGAGGTTTACCACCAGTTAATTACTGGTACACATTTATTATTAACAGCATCAACTACTCAGGCGCACCAATATCATCACTGAATGGCGTGACGATTAATAAAACCTATTTCAATCTGACAGATAACCAGCCGATTGTTTCCGGCCCGTACTTTTCGCCGATTGATGGTGATCAGCTTTGGGTGCACCTGCAACACCAGACCAATGATGGTAATGATTTCAGCGTCCTCATTGAATGGTGGAAGATTGACGACGATAACGTTCAGATTCCAGGGACATATCAGTCGATGAACTATTATCAGGACGTGGATAGGAATGACACATTTTACTATACGATCAAGTTAACACCATCTGCTGGCACTGGTCGCTATGCGATTCAGATGCGAAGGACAAACAACAGTTCCGACACGTCAATCCTTCAGCTTGAGGAAATTCACTCAATAGTCACGAGAACAAACGTCTCATATCCAGATGACACGGTGGTTAAGGTGGTTGTGCGCGCTACGGAAAATGCCACTGGCAGCCGTGACAGGAAATATAATGCGTTAATTACACGCCACACCATCGGATATAATCGCGACACTGGAACTGTGCGCTACACGCTTGCGCCATCCCGTAGCTTTGCTGATGCTGTTCTGCATAACTGGCTTATTACCGCTGGAAATCCAGAAAACACGATCGACATAGTGAAGCTGTATGAAATTGCCGACAGCCTGCCTGATGAGCGACTTGGTTGTTTCGACTATACATTCGATGATGAAGATAAAAGTATTGGCGAACGCCTGCAAACAATCTGCGATGCGGCGCGTGTTACTGCATTCTGGGATGATGGAGTGATGAGCTTCTCGCGTGATGAAAAGAGAGAATATCCGGCAACTGTATTTAATACCAGAAACACGCAGAGTGACGGTTACAAGCTGAGTTATGATATCAGTCTTCCAGGCACTTATGATGGCGTTAACGTCGAATATCGCGACCCAACAACGAATAAGCAGGCCAACGTTTACTATCGCATTACAGATAATGGAATTGTCGAAGGCGAGCCAACAAAAGCAAAGAAATTCGACATGCTTTATATTCGCAATCGTTATCAGGCTGTTGACCGCGCAATTCTTGAGTGTCGTCGCCTGATTTACTCCCGTCGTAGCATGGAGATTAAGGCTCTTTCGGATGGGGAATATGTGAACGTTGGTGACATGATTCAGGTTGTCGATATGTATGATGATGTGCAACAGACTGGCGTTATTGAAGCGCGCAACGGAAACGTATTCACAACAAGCGAGCAACTAACGGCTGATGATAATCTTTATGTTGTGATTACCAGTTCTGATGGCAGCACATCAGACAGATTACCAGCAACAGTGACCGGATTGCATACATTCACCTGCAACCTGCCGACTGATTTCCAGCTGAATATATGGGATGGAGCAAGCGTGCAATCTGAATCTCGCTATGTGCTGAGCACTGAAAAAGAACTGGATACCACTCTGTGGGTTGTCAGCCAGAAAAATCCAGGAAGTGACGGTACAACAACTCTGACCATGAGCGAATACAGTGATGACATGTACGAATATGTCATCCCGTCATCGTGATACAATATACATCAAATTCACAAAGGAGCATTTATTATAATGGCTACCACACCGACTAGCTTACCAATCCCGTCAGAAGACCCGCGCGACCTGAAGTTTAACGCTGGTAAATTTGATGAAGTCATGACATCTGATGCACATTACTATGTGGACAGATTTGGCGTAAAACGCTGGACTATTGCTGGATTCCAGTACACTGCGGAAGAGGCCATTCGTGCTTATGGATATATCACAATGGATAGCTTTGAAGATGGCGCGACGTTGACGCTACCAAATCAGGTGCTACGTTACGAGGCAACCGGAGAATATTACCGATGGGATGGTGCATTTCCTAAGGCTGTAGCTGCTGGTTCAACTCCTGCATCAACTGGTGGCGTTGGTTTAGGCGCGTGGATTAGTGTTGGTGACGCAGCATTTAGACAGGAAGCCAACAAAAAATTCAAATATTCAGTAAAATTATCAGATTATTCTACCTTGCAGGAAGCAGCGACAGCAGCCGTAGATGGATTGCTTATTGATATCAATTACAACTTCACAGATGGTGAGTCTGTAGATTTTGGTGGTAAGATTTTAACCATTAACTGTAAGGCTAAGTTTATTGGAGATGGGGCTTTAATATTTAATAATATGGGGCCAGGCTCGGTAATTAATCAACCATTCATGGAGAGCAAGACTACTCCATGGGTCATTTTCCCGTGGGATGCTGATGGTAAATGGATTACAGATGCTGCCCTTGTTGCTGCAACGCTGAAGCAATCAAAGATTGAAGGCTATCAACCTGGGGTAAATGACTGGGTTAAATTCCCTGGATTAGAGGCATTACTCCCACAGAACGTTAAAGACCAACATATTACAGCCACTCTAGATATTCGCAGTGCCAGCCGAGTAGAAATAAGAAATGCTGGTGGTCTTATGGCTGCTTACCTTTTCCGTAGTTGTCATCACTGCAAGGTAATTGATTCAGATAGCATCATTGGTGGTAAAGATGGAATCATTACCTTTGAGAACCTTAGTGGTGATTGGGGATTAGGTAATTATGTTATTGGTGGACGTGTTCATTATGGTTCTGGTAGTGGTGTTCAGTTCCTGAGAAATAATGGTGGTGAATCCCACAATGGTGGAGTTATTGGTGTTACATCATGGCGAGCTGGTGAGTCTGGTTTCAAGACTTATCAGGGTTCCGTTGGTGGTGGTACTGCACGTAACTATAATCTACAGTTCAGGGATTCTGTTGCATTGTCTCCTGTTTGGGATGGTTTTGACTTGGGTTCTGACCAAGGTATGGCACCAGAACCGGATAGACCTGGGGATTTACCTGTATCTGAATATCCATTCCACCAACTGCCTAATAACCATTTGGTTGATAATATTCTTGTTATGAACTCACTTGGTGTTGGTTTAGGTATGGATGGTCGTGGTGGGTATGTTTCTAACGTTACCGTACAGGATTGTGCTGGTGCAGGTATGCTTGCAAATACTTACAACCGTGTATTTTCTAACATTACAGTTATTGATTGTAACTACCTTAATTTTGATTCTGACCAAATTATCATTATAGGTGATTGTATTGTTAATGGGATTAAGGCTGCTGGGATTAAACCACAACCATCAAAGGGTCTGGTTATCAGTGCACCAAACTCCACAATAAGTGGGTTGGTCGGTAATGTTCCTCCAGATAAAATTCTTGTTGGTAACATACTTGACCCAGTATTAGGTCAGTCTAGAGTCATCGGGTTCAATAGTGATACTGCTGAGTTGGCTCTACGTATTAACAAGCTGTCAGCTACTCTGGATAGTGGTGCTTTACGTTCCCATCTGAACGGTTATGCTGGTTCTGGTTCAGCATGGACCGAAATTACCGCTATTGCGGGGTCATTGCCTGATGCCGTGTCATTAAAAATAAACAGGGGCGATTATCGTGCTGTTGAGATACCGGTAGCGGTGACCGTCCTACCAGACAACGCTGTCAGGGATAACGGGGCTATATCACTGTATCTGGAAGGCGATAGCCTTAAGGCGTTAGTTAAGCGGGCCAATGGAAGCTATACAAGATTAACTTTGGCATAAATAGTAAAGGCCCCTAAAGGGGCCTTCTTTACATTACGCGGTACAAAGCGTACATAGTAAAAACACCGGCAGTAATAAGACCTGCTATGAAGCATTTTGCTCCAGTAGTGTACTTATTTCAGGTTCTCCATAATAAAGTCAAGTTGCGCATTAGCGGCGTCTCTTTGCTGTCGTATTTGGCTCTGATGGAGTATTGAGGTTGCTTGCTAAAAAAACCAGATGGAAGTTATGTAACATACTCACTTTAATTTTCATACATAACAAAAACCCCGCTTCGGCGGGGTTATTTTTATCATCAAAACGGAATGTCATCATCGAAGTCCATAGGAGGCTCATTGCCTCCTTGTGGGCTTTGTTGTTTTGGTTGCTGTTGTTGTCTTTGTGGTTGTTGGCCTGATTGCTGGCGTTGTTGCTTACCAGAATCATCACGCTTACCACCCAGCATCTGCATGACGCCGCCCATCTGAGGAATAACAATCTCAGTGGTATATCTGTCCACACCGTTGCTGTCAGTCCACTTACGAGTGCGCAGCTGTCCTTCGATATAAACCTGAGATCCTTTGCGAAGATATTCTCCTGCGACTTCCGCTACTTTCCCGAAGATGACTACGCGATGCCATTCAGTCTGTTCTTTCTTTTCTCCTGTCTGCTTATCTTTCCACTGCTCAGATGTTGCAACGGAAAGGTTGGCAATTGCAGAGCCTGATGCAGAATATTTAACTTCCGGGTCATTTCCGATAGTGCCGACAATAATTACTTTATTTACGCCGCGAGCCATTTATTAAAATCCTTCAATTGGAGTTGGTTTATGTTCGGTTTTTGTTTCTTCCTGCGGTTCTGTCTGATGATGTTGAGGTTTAGCCAGTTTTGCAGGGTTGAATGATTCGCCTGATACCATGAATTTTGCCTTCATCTCCTGATAAGCACCAACAATAACGCGAGTTGCTGCATCATCACCACGGAACGCCTTGTATTCCTCGCCATAGATCGCTGTCAACTCTTCCATGCTGGATGCGTTGCGAATCAATGCGACAGCATCTTTTGGAGATTTGCGAGCTGCATTACCGTCATCATCAGCTTGCGCAATACCAAACATTGCCGCGATAGAATATCTGCGTGCATATGTCATTGCGGAACCGTATCCTTGCGCATCCTTTTTTGCTACTGGCATTGGCATCACTGATGACATGTACTCACCAGATTCGTGCATTATCGTTGTTTCAAGCTTAAGCACATCCATTGAATCGCCATCAATGGCGTTCTGGATGATTATAAGGCCGTTAGCCTCAAGCGCTGGACGTATTGCATCAAGGAATGACTCAAGGTTTGCGTAATTGCTTTTCAGGTGTGGGTTTTTGGCGTTTTTCTTTGCGCCGCTACTCATCACCTTGCGAGCTTCAACAAGAGCCTTAATCAGATTTGCTTTCTGTTCCGAGAAAATCATTTGCATCACCTCACTAATTATAAATTAAATTGCTTCTTGAACCACTCAGGCGTTTCCATTTCTATGACAGGATTACCCATTGAATAACCCGGCCACGAATTGGCTTTTTTGCACGCCTTGTAAATTTCCATTGCACCATGCAACTGAATGCGACCGATTCGTAATTGCTCTTCAGTCAAACGAATTAACGCAGGAATAAACGGCGCCTTCTTTTCCTGAACTAAAAGGTTTACCGAACGCGGCTCGCGACCATAAGCCGCAACAAACATATCGTGTTGCATAGCCATTTTCATAAAGTAGCCAAGTCGCGCAGCATGACGGAAAAATTCATCAGGCTTGGCGCTAACCGCTGTTTTGTAGTCAATGATGTCACCACCTTTCGTAAGGCAGTCAAAGCGAACCTTTGCTTTTTCTCCGTTAAGTTCGCCGAGAATTGACACTTCAGCATAAGCTCCAGCAAGAAGGCTGCTGTAGTAGCTGTTTGCGTGGATTACAGCGCGCATTTGCTGAATGGCATCATAATCACCACCTTCCAGCATTTGCTTTCCCGCCGCGGCTTTTTCAGCTTCTTCACGGATAACATCGTAAATCTTCACTGGTTCGCCAGTTGCACGAATGATTTTGATCACCTCAGCTTTCGACTTCCCTGAAAGCCCTTTTATTCCGCGTTCTTTTGCCCATGAGTTCATATCGGCGGTAGTTACCAGCACAGTTGGTTTTCCATCTTTGTCTTTTGGAAAATCATCTACAACAGGTATGCGAGCATATTCAGCATCGAAACGCTCTGGTTCAAGCAGGGCTGTATGGCTTCCGGTTCCGAAGATAAGAGCTTTTGATTGCTCATCTTCTTCGTCTTTGTACCGCCAAGCCGCTGGGCATCTGTCGTAAATATTCCACAGGCCAGAGCCGTTGATGTGCTCTGTGTCGGCATGGTATTGTTCATTGGTTAATTCATTATTGAAATAGACTTTCATTTAATCACCACTGTATTCACGTAGCGCTTCGACAATTTTCATTGCATCATCAAGCAATGAATAACCATCGCTGACAACATAACCTCCATCATCAAGTTCGTTCAACTTAACAAGAAGATTTCGCAACATTTCGCATTGCCAATCCGCATCAAAACCATCAGGAATATCAATATCCATCTTCATCACCTCACTTGTCATTGTGTGATTGAATCTACATCAATCTACATCTGAAAGCAAGCCAAAATAGAAAAGCGTGGCTTTTTTTAGTTGTTCAGCACCGTATGCGATGGCTGCGAACTTTCCTTCTCTATGCGCTCTCTCAAGAAATTTACGTTGGTCTTTTGATACCTGGGATTTCGTTCTATCTTCTTTCTTAAGCTCCATTACTGCGCAAGAATGAGCGGCACCATTGCTTAGTATAATTACATCGCTCACTCCGCTTTTTACGCCCATTTTTTTTCTCTTTATAACGAACTGCGCACCGCTTTTTGTCCCGGTTTCATTTGGAACATGAAACCATATAACGTCAGGGAAGTGATAATCCATCCACAACCCATAAGTCATCTGTTCCGTTTCCTCTGAATTACACTCTCCACGATAACCGCTATCAAATACCCATATACCGCTATCAAGCTGCTTCACTTTGTTCTCCTGAAAAATCTTTCCTGTGGATTATGTCTCTACCTTTGTCATTAATGCGATGCGTGATGCGTTTTGGCGCTTTAATCAATCCCGCATACATCATGAATTGCTTGGCGTTCTGGCATTTCAGGATTTTCCCAGCCATTGATTTGTCATCAAGGTGAGGAAATACCGCCTTTGCCTTGAACATGTTTTTCATGTGAGTTGCGCCGCCATAAGGGTAGAAAACTTCGTTAGCCCATCCCTCTTTGCCATCACAACGATTAATCCAGTAGCGATACAAAATACCTTCTCCATCCTTCGTTAACTGGACTTTGAAATCCATAACATCAGCCCACTCATTATCGGTATACGCACGCTCATTAAGTGCCGCATTCGGGTCGCGCAAAACGTGATCGCAATGTCGGCAATAACGCGCCGTAGGGTCGTTTTTAGTGCCGCAACCATCATCAAAAATACGAATCCCATGCTTATCGAAGCCGCAACGGATGTAACTGAAAAACTCTTCGCATCTACCATCTGGCGACAATGCATCTTTGCCAATGCAGCGTCGCGCATATGGGCTGTTCATTGTTCCGCACTTAGGACACGGAACTTGTTCGCCACTGCGTTTTGAACGTTGAGCTTCAGCTTCTTCCAGAATCGGGTCTTCATACAGCTGACCAAGCTCAAACATCGTGCCTGAGAAATCAAGAACCAGATGGTCTTCTTTATGATACCCGGCATCAATTTGCTCTTTCTTCAGCAGGCGCATTCCGCGACCAAGAAGCTGGACAAGGAGAGTTAGCGACATTATTTTTCGCAATATGCAGCTCGTATCCCATAACGGTATATTTACGCCAGTGGTAAGGGCGGCTATCTGGAATGTGAATTTTTTGCGCCCGGTGTATGCATCTTTTAGAGCCTTCCTTCTGGCTTTTGACCCCATATCTTCTGTAACTATTGAATAACTTCCTTCAGGCAAATATTTTGCCGCCTCCTGACAATGCTTCTTACCAGCACATGTAATTAGCACTCCGTTCCTGTTTTTAGTCAATTCCATAACCTTGAGCATGATTTTCTGCGTCAACGTACCTTGCTCAAGAATTTCTTTCTGCATCTGTTTGAGCTGCTCGGCGGTAAAGTCCTGAGTACCATCAACATCTGAACCATGAAAATCTGAAAGATCATAATGCAGACTATCAACATCATGAAGACCAAAAATTGTTGGCACAAGAAAACCGTTTTCAACCATGTACTTGGTATCTATGTTGATAATCTCTTTCTTCCAGAAAGCGCCTTTTATTGATGTGGTTCCGCGAAACGGTGAGCCTGTATAACCTATTATTCTCAACTCATGGCCGTGCTTATCTTTGCACCTTTTCATTAGCTCATTAATTATCACTGCATACTGCGTATCACCATCATTAACAACATCAATGTCATTAACCATATGATTTTCATCTATCAGCAGAAATCTCGGGCAAAAGTCAGAAAGCGCACCTTTTGCAATAACATTCCCTGACTCATCCTTTTTATCAAACAAAGCATTTACAACAGTACCCTCAGAACCACAGATTATTTGGTACGTAGAACTTTTCCTACCCAACGAAGCACTGAATAGTGAGTTTCTAACACCAAGCGCCCATAGCTCTTCCGCATCTTGCTCCACTATTTCGCCCTGTCTTGATAAAATCATCCCTGAATAGCCCATTTCCTGAAAACGCTTTGCTATCATGGCAATCATCAGTGACTTTCCGCTACCGACGCTTGCTGTTACATAGCTTGGACCAACATAATGGCGGATCACATCACCAGTTAACTTATATATCAACCACTGATATGGTCTTGGCTCGATATCACCAGTATCCAAGCAGGATTTCAGCAAGTTAATGTCAATCTCTGAAATCATTTTGTCTATCTTATGCATAACTCACCCTAAATTAATAAACTCTTTATGGTTAGCAACCATGAATTCACGAATCGCCTTTTCTGCTGATTCTATGGTGTCAAACAAACCAAGATGAACCCTCTTCTTGTTTATTGATGTCTGCGATCTCCATTTGTTGCACCTTTTATCGAAATGCACACCTTTTACACCAGATTTATTTGTTGATTTCTTTTTCATGTTGAACATGTTTTGTTGGTGACTAGAAATCCTAAGGTTGCAAATTCTATTGTCTGATTTATCACCATTTATATGGTCTATTTCATACCCATCTATATCTTCTCCATAAACATAAATCCATGCCAGCCTGTGGGCTTTCCTTAGTTTTCCCAGTAGCGTGATGGTAATGTACCCTGCCTTATTCTTATGCCCAACAATCCTTCCTTTACGCCAGAGTGTTCCATGTGTTTTTGCAGCTGTAAAAACGCCAGTCTCAGGGTTATATTCAAGATATTCCATTATCTGTTTTTGAGTTATGAATTGGGTTTTTCTTCTGTCTGTGCTTGCGCAATCTGCACTTTCCTGAGCAACATTTTGCTTTTGCAGTTCCGATAAACTCATTTCCGCAAACCTCGCACTTCTTGACGGTGATAGCCATTTCTTATCCTCTATTGTAACGATTAATTGTTTCATTGCAAGTAACGATTGATTGTTTCATGTGAGTAAATTACAATGAATCTACATCATCGTCAACAGGAAGATTTTATGAAGTATGACTGGAAGGAAATAGAGCCTCTAATGAGAAATAACTGGCAGGCTGCCATCATGTCTATCGTCAATGTGGATAGCAGAGTTTTCAATGGCAAGCACCAGCCGTGCCCATCATGCCTTGGCAAAGACAGATATCGTTTTGATGATAACTTCAAAATAAAAGGCGACGGCGGAGCAATATGCAATCAGTGTGGTTCCGGCAGCGGAATCACCTGGCTAATGAAACTCTCCGGCATGAACTTCCCCGAAGCGCTGGAGGCTCTGGGAGGATTCCTGAATATGCACCCACGCGAAAAACTGGAGGCAATCAGGAAGGAGTTACCGAAGATAAATCATAATGACGACTTCATCACCGAGCAGGAAGTGGCTGCAATCATGTCTAAAACGACGCGTGTCGCGATGAATGAGTGGACATTGATAAATGGTATTGGTTGCGACATTAACGTCGTCAGAGGCAAATCTGGAGAGCTTATTGCGGTTGAGATGATGCGCGCTGACACAATGAAGCCGTGCAACGTGGCATTCATTGGCATGGATGGTGATTCATTCAGAGCGTTTTTCCGCGCAGGATACAACAAGGACTCAACCATCAACGGCAAACTCACTCGCGGCGCGATAAGTTCAATCGGAGAAGACAATGGAAAGTTCATTTACCTGGTATCTGATTATGCCGATGCGTGGAAGTGCCATTACTTCACTGGTGCTCATGTCTGGTGCTGCTGGTCACCGGAAAACATGTGGGAAGTGGTTCGTTCGGTTAGCGATGAAACGAAGGCGAGATTGCGCTGCATAGTTAATTATAAATTCGACGAACTGTGTGCCGCAGAAAATGCAGAACTTCCGGTGATGCTGCCTGATGATGCTGACACGATAAGGATGGCGAAGAGAATCAGGCGAAAAATTTATGATGCTGGGGAGTTGATAGAGAAAATGTCAGTTAGCAGATAAAAGAAACCCTCCATCTGGAGGGTTTTTGTTATTAGCATTTCATCTTGTCAATTTCATCGTCAATAATCTTTATTATCTCTCGCTTTGCATTCCTCCATGCATAAATGGCATCAAGCGAAGCTCTGTCTTTTGAATCACCGGTAGCTGTTGAATAAAGGATTATGTCTCCCATCTTACAAAATGTATCTATGTAAACAGCCCTAAAAAGACCATCGCCGCAGCTCCAGCACAAGCAATTATTTATTTTCTCGCAATCATTACCAATACTTAGAGTGTTAAACGTCTCAAGCCATCCACGGCGTTCACCAATGGAAATTGAGTAATCATAATCACCATATCCACAAGGAGATACTGAACACTCAAGAAGAAAAAGTCGATATTCATACAGCTTTAGAGCTATCGCCTTGTGAATAAGAAACTTGAGTTTTTTCTTGGCGCTCATCAAAACACACCCTCACTGCGTTTATGCTCAATTTCATCCCGTATACTAAGCCACAATTTCCTTGTGTTTTTTGCCGCATTGTCTTTTGTCTCACCGATTCCAGACGTGTGAATCTGATACTTTTTACCAGTATGATGTCCATCTATGCCAATCAAGACGCCTCTCCAACCATTGCCATGCACGTCTTTGAAGCAAAAAATACCGCTAATAACTTCAATGCCTTCTTGAGAGTCTCCATATGGGAAAAACAGATCATGAAACCAATCACAATCCGCAGCGCCCAATGTGAAATCAACTTTACCAGGACGAGTTTCTGTTGCATAACAGTTAACAACATTTTCATTAATCACTATATTCATCGCCAACCCCTCATTGCAGCCATATTCATGCCAATGCCATCAACAATTTGCGTGAATTTAACGCTCATTTTCGTTCCTTCAAATTTACTTGCGTCGTTAATCCAGTAACCGCAACCTACAGCATCAATTGCACGAGAGGCCATGAGAGATTGTATTACTGGAGTAACAAGAGTTTTTGCTCCATAGGAAAAATCTTCCCCATTAGACCTTGCTATTGCCTCAGCAAGAGCCTTGAGTGATTTTGTTTTAACAGCCCTCTGAACGAGAATAGACTGAGGCATCCTGTCATCCTTCGTTCTTCCAGAAAGGATATTCTCAATTCTATTTTTAATTTCATTCCATCTGGCCATTGTTCCGAGTTCTTCCTGGCTCTCGTTCACTTTTAGCATGCTCATAACGTCTGTCAGGCTTTCGCAAACAAAACAGAATGACCACATCAGCATTTCTTCTGTAATTACACCTTTATTCCCAGCAGAAAGTGCAGTCGCAACTTTTTCAACCTGCTCGAATGAACGGGCAATTACCGCGCCAAGAGAAACATCATTTACCAGCTCCTCAAATCTGTCATCAAGTGATTCAGCCAGCGCCTGCACAGCATCGTTTTCGTATCTTGCAACCTGTGGTGATGATTTTTCCACTGCCTTCATTTTATCTATTAGAGACTGTGGTGTTTTATGGCCATATTTGCGTAATTTCCTTGCGCGACCGTCTTTCCCTTTAATGAAGATTGCTCGACCAATCAAGCCTGTCCCGATATTTTCTGAACAAATAATACTGGACAGCTTCTCTGGTGTTGAAAAGCACATCATTGAGAATATCGGATCTTCGATACCCTGCTGGATTGGCCATAATATTTCACGCTCAAGCTGCTGCTCGCGTCTGCGGTATTCTGACTCTACAATCCCTTTATCCTTAACTTCAGCTTTCAGCTTCTTGAGTTCCTTCTCAAGCTGCTCTTTGGCGTTAACAGCATCAAGGTCTGAAAACTTCTTCAGCCTGTCGGAATAAACAGACAGAATTTCAGAACCAAGTTCAGCCATGTAAGCTGCGCCATTCTTCTGCGTCATTACACCAAACAATCCATGACATTCATCAATAATAAATGTCGCTACGCCATCATGATTTATCAGTGACCGACCGATATCTTTTGATGATGCAATACGACCAAAGACATGCATACCCTTTTCGATATCTCTCGCCATGATTTTGAAATGGCTTTGTGATCTGTCCTTTCCTCCTGCTGAATCTGCGATACAGATAGTAAGAAGATTACCCTTCATGCCGCTTGGAGTTTTAATCTTTCCCTTGCTGGCAATAATCAGCTCATGAAGAGCAGCAACAGCCCTTAGTCTTGGTTGTTCACGAACCTCGCCAGCGGCAATGTCATCAGCAATTTCACCGGCAAGTCCAGGTGGTTTTGTGATGTCGTACCATCTGTCTTTGTTTATGTCAGCAGTCAGGTCATAAATGGTTTTTATCGACATTATTTATATCCTTCAAATACAACGAGTATTCCATCATCTACTGTTTTTGTCCTTATTATCACCCCAAGGTAATTACACGTCCCCTTTAGGCGTGATGAGACAACTCTCCTGTACTTTTTCTGGCTTACAGGGTAAACAAAACCATCTCCAATATCCATTTTTGAAAACTGATCGCGAAGCTGTGCTGTCATTCCCTTTGTTGGATAGTTTGTTTTTTCTGAGTCGCAAAGTGAATCATATTGTTCTTTCTTTATTACTGGGAACATGTGGCCTCCTGTTGTAATTAATAAACTTATACCACAACCACTAGCGCGCCGCAACATTGATTTTGGCTTATACCGACGCACTGGTCGGGATAAAAAAGTATAAAAAAGTATAAAATTTGGATAAGGGTTTTTACTACTAAGTATATGTATTTATTAATATTATTATTGATATATACTACTATTTATCCGATTTACACCATTTTCTCACCCTCTTTTTTTCACTCAAAAATCTATCTCAAAAATCTATCTCAAAATTTTTATTTCTCTCTATTGGATTCTGGATAAAGGAAATTAGATAAAAGCGATCTAAGAAAATGATTATTAACGACTTTTTTGTGATAATTGCCAGGAATTGTCCGGATAAAAGTGATAAATGCACTCGTTAAAAATCAATGACTTACAAAATTAATAACTGTTAGTGATCACTAACATCGATGTTTATTTTATCCATTGTATTGACGTAGAATAGCAACTGATGTAGATTGAACTCATCTGAACAAACGAGGGTGAAGAGATGAAAATCAAAGACCGTGAAGAATTTGAAGATGCGCAGGCTATGGCACGCATTGCAGTTGATCGCACAAACAACAGCATTCCTGCCGAAGCGTTCTGGAACGCAGCAATGCAGGCATTAATCTCAGCGTATGGACTAAGCAAATGACAGGCGCAGCATTCGAGCTTATCGCCAGTCTGGTTATCGTGGCATTCATCATTATCGCAGTGGCAGTTTCCAAATCAGGGTATAAGGAGTAACAGAATGAGCAACTGGCATAACGAACACATCATGCAATGGTATCGTCGCCGCATTAAGGCAATCACCAACTCTTACGAGGTGCAATAAATGGCAAAGACTATCTATCGTCGCGAGAAGCTGGAATCGGAACTCGGACACGCTGGCGCGCAGAACTTCATGAGCAAGCATGCACGCAATGCAATGGAATCTATCCGCGTAAATCGCGTTGTGCGCGTGTTTAATGGTGAAGGTAAGCGTAGGGTAATTGATGAGCTGATTATCGTATTCTGAACAGGAAAGCTATCACTTTTGATATGTTTTATTGTGATAATGGCTTGCATTACACATTGATATGATAACAGCTATGTGTTATCTTTATTGTGAGGATTAATAATGAAGTGCTTGATGTGCGGGAAAGACCTGTTGCCAGGATGCAGAAGTGACAAGAAGTACTGCTGTCCATATTGCAGACTAAAGGCTATGAGGAAAAGAAATGCAAAAGAAAAATATCTCCATAAAAATGGAGCTTAACAGGGATATAAAGAAAGGGAAAAGAAAGCCAATATTTGGTGTTGGAGTTAATGATTGTGGCTTCGGTGTGGCGATGAAAGTTGATGGTAAAAAGGTGCAACATTATGGATATAGCCAATGGTATCAAATGCTCAGTAGGTGTTTTGATGATGGATTCAAAAAACAACACAAAACATATGAGCATGTTACTTGTTGTAATGAGTGGCTGCTGTTTTCAAACTTTAATTTGTGGTGGAAGAACCATTACGTTGAAGGCTGGCACCTTGATAAGGATATATTGATTCCTGGTAATTTGACTTACTCACCTGAAGCATGTGTTTACGTGCCTCCACACCTAAACAACTTCGTGACAGCAAGGAATGCATCGAGAGGTGACTTGCCTATAGGTGTGTCATTTAATAAGTGTTCTGGCGCTTATCAGGCGCACATAGGTGATGGCAATGGCCGTACAGTATTTTTAGGCTATTTCAGTTCGGTGATTGAAGCGCATCAGGCATGGAAGAATGAAAAGATAAAGCAAGCAAAGCAAATGAAGGGGTTATGTGATTCTATACACCCAATGCTGTTTGACGGCCTAATGAGGAAAGTTTATATGATATGTGAAATAGGGTGATGATATGGCAAAAGTAAAAACATACGAGTTCTGGTTTGTGCGGAACAAAATGTATGCAAGCAAGACAATCAAGCGAGCGCATTGGTGGAATAAGTGGTTAATCCTGTCCGGCTGCATCGTGCTGGCAAAGTGCAAATTCAAAGCGATTGACATCACCGATGATGATGCACTCACAATCGCAAAGATTGAGTTTGAAGAAGATGGCTATTACGAAGAAATTATGGGGGTTAGGGTATGAGTGAAGTTAAAACATACGCAGTAAACCGCAACGACGCGTGGCTTAATACTGATGGCGATGACATTTCTGGCTCATATGTCAAGTATGCTGATTACGCAGTTCTTCAAGCTAAATGCGATGAGCTACTTGAAAAAATCAAAAACATGCAGGACCAAGCCCTTGATGATGGATGCCGAATTGCAGAGCTTGAAGAAGCATTGCGAGATAAGCAGGCACTAATCCCTGATGAGCACGACACAACCGCTCAGCAATTCGAAAGCCTTGCTAAAAGTGAATAGCTACCCGTTCATATTAATTATCAGTGCGCTCTATGTGGCGCACGCTTTAGTGGAGGCATGTCAATGAATAATCACAAACTACGCCGATATACCACTGGCGCTAAAATCTTCCTTGCTGTTTATGTGCTGGCGCTGGTAGTAGCTATTGCAGGAGTTGTGCATTATGTTTAACGATATTAGTGACGCAATGCAAAACATGTGGGAACGCTACTGGGGCAGTATGAAGACATGTCACTACATGATGGTACAGATAGGCAATTACATTGAGGTTGTTCCTGACAATGGTGTGCATGACATTAAGTGCATGTGTTCAACGAGGGCTTTCGCAAATGCAAACAACTAAAGCGAAGGTTTGGCAACTGGCAAAGCAGCATGAGTTGGACGATTTCATAGCGAAAGTCGCAAAGACTTTCCCTGATGCGCTTGAAATCGTTCATGTGCAGACGCGAACGGAAAACTCATGGTGCTATGCTGGCAAGCGTGATAATCATGGTGTACAATAAGCACATAACCACCTTGCTTCACTCATATCATCACCCAAACTTTAACCCGCCTTGTGCGGGTTCTTTTTTGCCATTAACGCTATGGTGTAGAATATGTTACAATATCGAATAACGGGAAAAAAGCGGAATATTGATAGGTTTTATCTATGGCTAAAAAGCTATTCAGTAAAGAAAATCAACCACAAAATAAACGCGGGAAAGATAAGCGCAAGTTGCTCGTTGAAGCTCTTGAGAGAAAGGGATTTAGTGAGGAAAAGCTCTATGACACCATCGTTGAGATGGCAATGATTGAGCGTGACACGGCAATGATGAAGGAGCTTATCGTTCGATTCAGTCCGTTACCTAAACCAGTTGCCCCAGTATTTGAAGTTGATTTCCCTGATGATGGAACTCCAGTCGAGAAGATTGATGCTGTTATTCGTGGCATAGCTGCTGGCGTTATACCTGTGGACATTGGTAAAACGTTTGCTGAGGTTATCAGGACGGGGCTGGATATTGCCGAAGTTACCGAACTCGCCGCGCGCCTTGAGCGACTGGAGAAATTACTGGAGCAGCAGAATGCGTGATGTTGTTACTTGGTGCTTTGTGGCATCTATCGCCATGAGCATGATTAGCGCCATTATGCCATCAGGGGATTTTGCTGGCAGCATATTCGCATTCATGTTCTGGATATCAGGATGGGTTATCGCTTGGGGGCGGGTTCGCTATGGCTCGTAAACGCCTCTCCGCTCTGGCAATAGAAAAACTTGAACAGGTAGTTGGTGACTCAACTGCAAAGCCAGAATCAGCAGTGTTTGGGCTTGTAGATAAGTTACTCCAGGATGGCGCTCCCAATGTCGTAAAGCGCCTTAAAATGACAGCCACTGGAGTATCTGAAACTGATGAAGAACCAACAATATTAATCCCTGAGCGAATGGAGCTACTGCTTTATCCTCGCCGTTTCAAAGTGTTCTATGGAGGCAGGGGCAGCGGAAAGACGGCTAACGTTGTTTCTTACCTTATAGAAAAAGCAAGATTCCGCAATAGCCGCGTCGGATGCTTCCGTGAGATACAGAACTCAATCAAAGAATCAAGCTACGCCGAACTGGTCGATGAGATAAACAGGAAAGGGCACACTCAGGAATATCGTTGCGTGGATGGCGAGATAACACACCACACAACGAGATCAAAGTTTGTTTTTCGTGGCCTTTGGCGAAACATAACCGCAATCAAGGGTATGGCTGGACTTACAGATGTATTCTGTGAAGAATCTGAAAATATCAGCCAGATTTCATGGGATACGTTAATCCCAACGGTGCGAGCCTCTGGTTCTGAAATTATTATTGTTTTTAACCCAAATAAAGAAACTGACCCGACGTGGACTAACTTTGTTGAGCCTTATATCGACAAGATGGTTGACGGCATATATCAGGATGATGACATTGTTGTTGTTAATGTTAACTACGTCCATAACCCGTGGTTCACTGAAGAACTGAAGCAGCACATGAACCAGATGAAGGCTGTGGATTATGATCGCTATCTGTGGGTGTATGAAGGGTTATTCAATAAGCGTTCCGAAGAGGCTGTGCTTGGCGGGAAATGGCAAACGCTGGACTTCGAGCCATCTCCCGAATGGGGAGGGCCATATTATGGCATTGACTTTGGTTTTTCTCAGGATGCAACCGCAGCAACAGAATCATATGTAGAAGATTTGGGCGATGGACGCAGAAACCTGTATATCTATCGTGACTTTGCAAAGGTTGGCCTTGAGATAACTGACACGCCGGAAGCGATGAGGTCAGCATTCCCAAATTCAGAGAAGTACAGATGGTATGGGGATTGCGCAAGGCCTGAAACAATAAGCCATATACGCCGATCTGGATTCGACATTCATCCGTGCGCAAAATGGCCGGGGAGCATTGAGGACGGTATTACGTGGCTGCGCGGTTGTGACAGGATTTACGTACACTCAAGATGCAAGCACGTCATTGAAGAGATGACAATGTACAGCTACAAGGTGGATAAATTAACAGGGAACATACTCCCTGACATAGTTGATAAGTACAATCACGCGATTGATAGCCTACGCTATGGCCTTGGAGATCATATCGTCCAGCGCGGTAGCGGGATGCTAATCAGGCGCAGACGATAAAAACAAAGCCCTCAATCGAGGGCTTGTTTCATTTCGTCAACGCTCTGCGACCAAGTTCAGCAATCCATTCCGCCGCATCCTCTATTTTATTGAACTCATAAAGATGCTTGTTGTCTTCCATGACATAAAACAGGATGCGACCAAATTTGTTTTTCTTTGCGCTAAATTTAACGTCTTTCATATTTTTACTCCTTTCGTTTCATGAGTCCAATCTACATCACAGGTGTATCCACGTCAACATTTATTATTATTGCTGATAAATCCGCATCACCACACTTGACCAATCTACACCGAGCGCATAGTATATCTACATCAGGCTTATCGGAGATATCGCTATGCGCAGCTATGCAGGATTCACACAGGAGGAAAAAGAGCAGGTTTACTCACTGGCGCGGGCTGGCGTGCCTGATGATGTGATTTGCCGTCGGTATGACATCGACGAGGATTTCCTGCTGCGCGTTATTGATGATGTTTTTGTTAACCTGCAGGAGAAGCGCGGGTACAAGGGTATCTGCTGTAAGAATGATTTTTTGAGAGGGTGATTATGAGAGGTTTTGTAAGAGATTTTCTGTTTATTGGCATTAAGTACACCATTGCACTGGCAATTGCTTTCCCGCTTATCTGGTTGATTAGATGGGAGGCGCCAAGTATTGATGATATTCTAAACTGGCAGGTTTTCAGGCTTGTTATCGGCTTGTGGATTATTTCAGCCATTGCTGCGTGGTGGATTAATCATGTTCAGAAATAAATTATGGCAGAAGTTGTTAATGGTAACTGATGGTGAACTTTGTTGAGGTGAGAGATGAAAGTTGAGGAAACGGTTAACTGCATGGCGATTAATGTGTTTACGGATTACGACACCATTTGTGTGCAGGATTTTACTGGCGATTACGTCAGGATTGATAAGCAACAGGCCGCGCAGCTTATCGAAGTATTGCAACGCTGGGTTAATGGTGAGGAGATTAAGTGATGAGCATAAAAAATCCAATGCACCCAGGTGAGTTTCTGCTGGAGGCATTTATGAAGCCATTTGGCATAACTTGCGCAGAAATGGCGATGAATCTAGGTGTATCCACATCAACCATCAGCAGGATTACAAGTAAGAAAATGGACTTGACTGCTGGTATGGCTATGCGCCTTTCCATCGTGGTTGGTAGGACTCCGGAGTCATGGATGAACATGCAGAATAACTACAGCCTGAAGCAATTCATCGACAATGACAAATCGGAGTTGGCATCTTTAAGGCGAATGAAATTTGAGGCCAAATTTGATGGTGAGGCTGGGTAATGAGCGTTTATTTTTATTGCGGACACATTGAACGACAAGGAAGCGTAGCGAGCGTAGGTAGTTTTTGCGGATTATCAATTGGTCCTGATGCTGTTAGCGCATATGAGGATGCCATGAGAGCACAAGTGAAAGAAATCCAGTCAATCACTGAAAGCGGCGCTTTTAATATTTCTGTTATTTTTGATAAGTTCGAAAAGGTGGAGTGATGACAAGAAAAGAGGTTCACGAATATTCTATTGCAGCCAGGAAGCGCGTAGAAGAAGTATGGATGAAGTATGGATTACGCAGCAATAGAGCTAAATTGGTTGCAAAACTCCATCAAGTCGTAAGTGGTGACAGGATTGAATGTTACGCGTTTAACCAGTTGATGAAGTCTGGTGTTGTGAATAAGGAATAATTATATCAGCATTGCACACATCATAATCAGTATTGCCATCATGCTATAATCCCTCCATCGTGAGGGATTTTTTTATTGGTGACATATGTCCAAAATTGATGCACTAAACGCCTACATACGCGACCGCGTGGCGAACAATAACAGGGCGATTCAGCAGCAGCGGCTTTGTGCTGTCGGGAAGAATCTCGACCAGAAGCACGATCGTCTCTGGACGGAATGCGGGTACAAGCAGGAAATTAACGCTGAGGATTTCCGGTTTGCTTATGAGCGTTACCCGCTGGCAAACGCCGCAGTAAATATCGTTCTTAACAAGTCGTGGCATGGTATGCCTACGGTGCTTGAGAATGACGCTGATGATGAAGCCACTTCCCCGTGGGAAAAGAGTGTCAATGACATTCTGAAAAAGGCACTTCCATTCATCAAGGATGCAGATAAGCGTAATCTGATTAACCGATACTCTGCGCTAATACTGCAAATCCGCGATGGTAAGAAATGGAGTGAGCCAGTAGACATCACCAAAACCCGCCGCATTAAAGATAAATCCATTGTTCGATTCATTCCGGTATGGGAAGAACAACTACGCGTCAGTGCGTGGAATAACGACGAAACCAGCGAAGACTACGGTATGCCTGAGATGTACGAGTATCAGGAAAGCGCCGTGGAAGACTTCGACAGCGACGGTAAGCCTGAACGTTCAGTGCAGATTCATCCTGACCGCATCATCATTCTGGCTGAGGGCAGCTTTGACGGCAGCATGTTCAGTGGCGTTCCATTGCTACGCGCTGGTTTTAACTCATTAATAGATTGTGCCAAGGTGTCCGGAAGTTCTGCTGAGGGGTTACTCAAAAACTCATCTCGCCAACTTAATGTCTCGTTCAACAAAGATAATGTTTCAGCACAATCTCTGGCGCAGCAGATGCAGGTTCCAGTAGATGAACTGGCTGACCTGCTGAACGAAAACATCGAAATGCTCAACTCAGGCATTGATGCGGCAATGTTCAGCTTCGGCAGTGATGTTAGCGTTCTTTCAACATCCATGAGCGACCCTGAGCCGTTTATGTATGTTGCTGCCAGTCAGTTCGCGGCATCAGTGAATATCCCGCTTAACTCATTACTTGGAAGTCGCAGCGGTGTGCTCGCATCGGCCAATGATGAGCAGTCACTGGCAATGATGGCTATGCAACGCAGGGATGGCTGGCTTGATTATCTGGTTGGCTCTTTCGTTGAGCGTTTAATTACGTTTGGCATTGTAGATAAAGCTCCGGCTGCTGGATATTATTGCAAGTGGAATGACCTGCTTGAGCCGACGCAGAACGACAAGGCTGAGTTGATTGTTAAACTCACTCAGGCTGCGCAAAGTGCGGCAAATGCTGGCGTCGGTCAAATCCTTACAGATGATGAAATCAGGGGATTCCTTGGGCTTGAACCTATAGAAATGCCTGATGGATACATGGAAGATGATCCAGAATCTTCATCACAAAAAGATGATGCAATCACTCAGGAGTGATATAATCACAAGTGCAGCTAGTCCGGCCAGACGAAAAGGTGAACGTAGACACCCTGCTGCATCCTCAATCTACGAACCTACTACGGGGTTAATCATGGCTAAAAGACTCACCACGGAAGACTTCATTTCTCGCGCCAAGCAAAAACATGGCGACAAGTACATTTATGATAAGTTGGCATTCTCCGGAACGAAGAATCAAGTAACAATAACGTGCAGAAAACATGGCGACTTTATTCAAAAAGCGGAGTGCCATCTCGCTGGCTACGGCTGCGAACTTTGCGCTAGAGATGCTCGGGCAAGAAAATTGATGGCATCAAATGATGAATTTATCTCCAAGGCTAAAATGGTCCATGGGGATAAATATTCATATGACAAGTGCGTATATACCGGAACTCACCGAAAGGTGGTAATAACATGCCAAAAGCACGGTGATTTTTCTCAGCAACCAGCCAACCATTTATCAGGTAATGGTTGCCCCTTGTGCAAACTTGAGAATCTATCAGACAAATTCAGCGACAATAAAGCATCATTCATAGCAAAAGCAAAAGCAATTCATGGGAGAAGATACTCATACGAGAAAGTTAATTATGTGAGAAGCTCAAGGAAAGTATGTATAACATGTCATATTCATGGTGATTTCTATCAGACACCAAACTCACACTTAAGGGGATCAGGTTGCAATAAATGCACAGCTTATGGATTTAAGCCTGCAAACTTATATGTGGCTGAAATGGATGGTATGTGCAAGATAGGGATAAGCAACAACACCAAAAGAAGAATGAAGAGCATATCAAAATCAGCAGGGAAAACTGTTACCGTGGTTGCTGAGTACTCATTCCCATCATGGGCTGACGCGAGAAGGGCTGAATCAATGATACATAAAGAAATAAAACATAAAAATTCAGGATTAACCGGATTTGATGGGGCGAGCGAATTTTTCAATATATCAACCCACGAGGCAGCAGATTTGGTTTTAAAGCATGGAGGTAAAGGGCAATGAAGATACTCCGGTTTAATGCCCGCCTTCCGCAACCGCGCATATCGCAAAGCCTGACAGACCCGTTAGGCGCTGCAACCCGCCTGTCGAAGATGGACAAGGTGATAACGCGCAAATACAAACAACTCAGGACTCGTGCGCTTGAGTTGTTTCGCACCATTCCAAGTGGTCAGGCTAATGCAGAATCAAGCGATCTGTATTTCTACGATTTCAGCAGTGCACGCGCCGCTACATTCATGGATGAGTTGCAGGCACTTATTGACGATATTCTGCTTGAAGGTGATGATTTTGATCACGGCAGGATGTGGGCCAATGTGTTCATCGGTGATGCGTATCAAGCAGGCACGCAGAAGGCAAATTCAGAGCTATCAAGCCTGTCTCCGATTTACGCCGAGCAAAGACCGATTGCCGCAATACTCTACAGTGAACCTTACCTGAATCGCCTGCAACTGGCGTACACGCAAGGTTACTCAGACTGGCGCGGATTGAGTGATTACTCTCGTCAGCAACTGGCATCCGTAATCATGGAAGGCATTGCCCGTGGCGCCAACCCTCGTGATGTTGAATCTGACATCATTAAGCGCGTCGATGTGTCTCACAGCTATGCGAAACAGTTAGCGCAGACAGAAATCACCGGAACACTCCGGCAGGCTAACAGGCGAGAGGTCATTGAGGCGCGCGAAGAATTAGGTATTGAAACGGTAATGCTGTGGCAGTCGGCATTGATGCGCACGACCCGCCAGACACACGGGTCTAAACATGGACGGTTTTTTACCCCAGAGCAGATTGATGATTTCTACTCTCGTGATGGCAATAAATATAATTGCCACTGCGCCCAGGTGCCAGCACTGTTAATGGATGGCAAGCCAGTCATTCTTGAGTTATCACAGGAAAGGCTTGATAAGCAGCGCGAGGCGTGGCAATCGGCAAACAAAAAGCCCTCTAAGTGAGGGCTTTGCTTTATCTTATCAGCACGCACAGAACGAATATTATTATCGCATAGCACAATATCTCTACGACGCTGAATATTGTTTTAATCATCCAGTTTAACACCTGGAATCTTGCCTGCCGCAATGGCTTCATAAATTAACTTAGCCTCATCCTCGCGCTTGTAATCTTGCGCTACCATTTCTAATACCGCGCAGATAGATTCAAGCACAGCCTCATGCTTCCTTTCTGCTTCTGTGCGTAATGGCTTTAGGCTTTCAGGTACGAAGCAGCATGACCGACCAGCGCCACCCTCATCCCAGTAGCAAACAGCCACATCGTTTCCGTCCGTTGTTGTTTTGTGCGCCACAACTTCCATTTCAGTGCCAGCATCAGGAATCCAGTTATTGCTGTATCCTAACTTTGGATTAATGAAGAATTCTACTTTTGCACTAACTGGCGGCAGACCTTTGCCGTTCCATGTTGGCTTTTTCGATGCTGAGAGTGCGGATTCATACGAATCGCGACGTATCATGTGATAATCAACATCTGTACCTGTATCAATAAGATTGCGCGCAATGACTCCAATACAGTAACTTAGTTCGCCGTATGCATCAGGGAAGCGAAAATCCACCAAAATTTTCCCGACACCAAAATGACTCACTCTTGCGTATTCAGCACCATCAGGCCACCCACCTAGCTTAGGCAATTCTTGAACTAACAGGTCGATAAGTTTCATTTTGTTTCTCCCAATGCTTTACTAACCGCCGCGCGCGCATTATCAAGAGCGCGACGCTTGCTTGACGTTGTCCAGACTTTGCCTGACTGGTCGTCGTAGATTTCCAGTAGCTGCTGGAGTGCTGCGAGCAGGTCTGGTGATGCAGCCATTAAATTAAAGTCATGCTCAACACTGTCATTAATTTCCCAATGCATCCCGTTGTATTTAGCTCCCTTACTAGAGAAGGCGATGTTTCTGTCATCGTCATAGTGACAACCCGGCGTGTCATCAGTTCTACAAGATTGGTAAACCGCTGCGCAACCACCGCGAATGTCTGCAACCCACGGACCCGGCGTACCTTTAAATTCTTCCATCACCAACCTCACTTAATATATTCAATAATTTCGCATTCACGCATCTGCACCAGACCAAATGGCGCAACCACTTTTCCGCACGGACGGATTTTGATTTGCTCAAGGCCGAACATTCCGCAGCGTCCGTTTTCTTTGAATTTGACCATTACCATGATTTCTTCCTCACTCATCATTTGATGTAGATACTATGCACCACCACTCAATCTACGTCAATACCTGTGTGGTAGAATTAATCATTATTTAAACAGGAGGCAGAATGAAACTATCGCAACGCGGCATGGAAACGCTTGGAGTCACCGATGCCGTGGATATATCGCCTTACATCACCACTGAGACAACGCAGAATCAGTTTGATGCGCTGACAAGCCTTGCCACCGACATTGGCATTGACGTGTTCCGCAAATCAACGCTCCTGAAGAAACACAATCTCCGCTGCTTCTCATGTGCTGTTGCGCATTTCATCGTGTGGGGCGAGAAGACTGGCGACAAAGCAAAACGCAAAGCTGAAAAAGAGGTTTACTGGTATGGCTATTAGCAAAAACATGAAGGCGTTTCTGGATATGCTGGCGTACAGCGAGGGTACGGATAACGGACGGCAGAAAACCAACAATCATGGCTATGATGTGATTGTTGGTGGCGCACTGTTTACCGACTATTCCGACCACCCGCGCAAGCTGATTGGCCTGCCTAAGCTGGGAATCAAGTCCACTGCCGCCGGACGCTATCAGGTGCTGGCTAAATTTTATGATGCATACAAAAAGCAGTTGCGTCTGCCTGACTTCTCTCCCGCATCGCAGGATGCCATTGCAATGCAGCTAATCCGCGAATGCAAAGCAACCGCAGATATTGAGGCTGGTCGCATTGCTGATGCTATCCATAAATGCCGCTCCCGTTGGGCTTCATTGCCGGGCGCTGGTTATGGTCAGCATGAGCAGAAACTGGATAAGCTAATTCAGGTATACAAAGAGGCTGGCGGAGCTGTGGCATGAAAAAGCTAAGCAACTGGTTGCTCGGCGCGTGGATTTCATTCTGTTCACTGTTGCAACTATGGCCTGATGCAATGATGCATGTGTGGGTAATGATGCCTGATGACCTGAAAGCTGCGCTGCCACCAATCGTGGTTAAAGGTGTGAGCTACTCCATCATGCTTATCGGTATCCTCGGCAAAATGCACGGCATGAGGAAGGAAAATCGGAGGCTGCGCAATGATGTCGATTCTCGCTAGATACTGGAGACCGCTGGCAATTATTATAATTGTTGCATCCTGTGCGCTGTGGGGGCGTAGCGAAATCATTAGCTACGGCGATCAGCGATACGCAGAAGGCAAAGCTCAAGCAATCGCAGAACAGAAGGCCGCAGACGAACAAGAGGAGCAACGACGCAATGCAGAACTGCAAAAGATTCAGGCAGACGCACAGCAAAGAATTGATGCTGCGCGCAATGATGCTGTTAATGCTGCTGCTAAGTCTGGCAGGTTGCAGCAACAACTCACCAATATCCGCA